AGTGTTTACAAATATCATTGCGACATCGTAACCCATGTTCTTCATCATCTTTGCTTGTTGTGCAACCTTTGCATGATCACGACCTGTACCATCAACGACAATGCCTAGACGACCTTTGAGATAAAGTTCTTGTTTCTTACCAGTGAGGGTCTTTGCGCGACCACGTAGTTCTTGACCTTTGTCAGAGAATATGCCCTCGGGGTCGAGTGCGATCCCTGCTTTTTTCATTGCTGCTTCGAACGCATCGTCAGAGTTAACTACACGATACCCAAGAGCGGGTAACCCAGTTTTACCAGCGATGAACGATTTACCGCTGCCGGGACCCCCAGCGAGGAATATTGCTTTGAAGATGGCGGGATCGTTGACCCCTTCGTTGATAAACTGATTAAATTTTAACATGTTTACTGTGTATCTTACACCCTATAAATTCGTTATAATAATCGTCTCTTAGCAGCACGTCATTTTCAAATTGAAGCTTTGCTTCGTAGTAAGACATTGCCCCTTTACTAATGCATAATTTTAAAATCACTCTATTATATATATGTTCACCCTGTTCAATAACCATTTCTTTTAATGATTCACTAGAACCATAATATGTACGCCAATCACTTTCAACAAATGTTTTTTTACGTCTTTTACGGGTTTTTGTTACAGGTAATATTTTAGACTTCCAAAACCCTTTTTTGCCGATATACTTTTTACCAGTGGGTTTTTCTTCTATTTCATACACAAAACCCACCAAAGAGTTTAGTTCCTCTTTGGTGGGTTCATATGGTTTGCCGTTGTAATACCAAGTATTCATGGTATTATATATCAGTTTGTTACAGACCATTCCTCATTTACATCTTCACCACACATAGGGCAGAAAGCTGGTAATTCTTCTTCGTCAATAACTTTTAATTGTACCCTAACATCACATGAGAGACAATTTAAGACGTAGAGAAACTCCTCCATTACTGAATCTCACAAAAACCTGCAGCACAAGCAAGTTCTTGACTACCTACTGTCATATCACTCACTTCATATTGAGATAGTTCTGACCAATCAATATTTTTTGGCATAATCCCCAACAACTTTTTGTATCCTGCTTCATCAGTATCCTGATAAGGTGCTTGCTTATATGTGTGTTCAGAGAAGGGTAAGAATGATACACCGCTCATGTAGTCAAAGTTAGCGTATGTCCAGGCACCCACTTCCATCCACTCGTGTTCCTTTACAGAAATGGTAACAGATGGTTTGTGTTCGCACCAGTGTTTCTGATAAACCAACCACATCTCTAACTGTTCGATAGCTGTCATGTCAGTACGGAATACAGCACCCTTGTCTACCTTCACAGGGAATGAAAACACAACGGTGTTTGCAGGGTTCATCGCATCGTCTTCAACAGGGAAGCCCTTGTCAATCATGAAGTTGGTCAGTGGATCTTTCTTGTCACCACGCACTGTGCGAATGTAATAAGGATTGTGTCTTGCGTGAATCCCAGAAGCAGCGTCAACGAGTTGTGAGACGGTGCCAGAGGGTTTCACACAGGTGATGGCAACTGACTGGTTAATACCGAGTTTCTTTGCCATCTCTGCATTGACCTTGACTGCTTCTGCCTTCAGTTCTTCTAGCAGCGAGGGTAGGTCACCGATCTTACCATTGGTGAATTTGTTGTCCATGATACCAGTCATAGATACACCGAGCAACCGCTCCTCTTCACAATTCTTCTTCCATCCTTTTGAGATGTACTTGAAGTTAACCAACGAAGACTGGAACGTACCTAGAATAGTTGCGAGTCGCACTTTTTCAAGCAACGACTCGCGGGTGTCGCTTGCACGTACCACAACCTCAGAAAGATTACAGAACTCACGCGAGCGAAGAATGATCTCAGAACAAGGGTTGGTGCCAAACTCATGGTCACCCACCTCTCTTCGACCAGACTTTTCTGCCATCATATTGGCAGATTGACGATTGAAAATACCACGTTCACCAGACTTAGAGTCATAGAGGGCTTTCCACTCGTCCATGAAAATACCGATATCAGGTTTCTCTGTGTATGCCGCACTGTTGTTTGCCAGTGCACGATGCCCATAGTCATTCCACCACTGACCCGCCTTAGCGTGTCTCATACGGTCATCAGAGAGGTTTGAGAGGGATATGAGAGCGCTTCTGCGTACACCCCCTACCACTACTATCTCTGCAATCTTACATACAATATCATGACACTCTACTGAGGTCAGTCTGCGGCCAGCAGCAGACTTGAATGTTTCAACGCAGAACTCAAACAACGAGATCAATGGTGCAGGACCTGATGCACGACCACCAAAGGTCTTCAACGGTGCACCAGCAGGACGAACCTTACTCATATCCCAAGCAGGGACCTGGCCCGCATACAATAAACCAACCAGTTCCTTCATTGCTTTTGCCCAACCAAGTTTACTGTCACCCACCACAATTGTAGTATCGGTATCATGAAACTCGTCAGCAACAACAGGCATCTGTGAGATATGTTGACGTTCTACCGAGAATCCAACACCAGTACCATTCATCAACACATAGAGGATCTCATCAAACGATGAGGGTTTGTCAACCGCAATGTATGAACAGTTATAACCCGCGATGTTCTCGCGCTTGAGTGCTTCACCCGCAGTCATTAAACAACGCATAGATGGCATGACTTTCTGAGTAAGTACTGCTTCTTCTAGTTCGTCGCGAAGTTTAGCGGGTAATTTGTATTCACAGGTTTCTTCAAGGTGTTCTGTGAAAAAATCAAAATATCTACCAATAGTTTCTTCCCAAGTTTCTCTTCGACCTTCTTCTGGCAACCACCTACTATAACGTGACAGGTGTATAAATTCTTGGTAACTGGTGGGTAAGTAATTACTGGGCATATGAATGCGCTCCTCATTCGTCAAGGGGGGTTTAGTTTAATCGATGGAACTATTATATAGTATTAATTAGATTTTGTCAAACGCTAAAATAATTAGTCATTGTTTTCTAACCATTCTTCAGCGGTAGTCCCTTCGGACTCTGTGGTTGCTTCACGGTAATAGATGATTAACTCTTTCTGTTGTCTGACATAACGTCGAACCTCTTGGAAGTTCTCTGCCATCTTCTCATAACCATCAGGTGTGAGGGCGAATACGACAAATTGTCCGTCGAGCATCTTTTCGATCTCTTTGACCTTTTCTTCGATGTTCTCTTCGGTAATGACAAAGAAGTTTACGTTGAGTAAATCAATCTCTTGAGGAAGAGGTGGTTGGTATATTCGTAAAGGTACCTTTTCAGTCACCGTTACTATCTGTGGTTCCGGTTGGATTATCTGTTCCTTCGGGCCCCACTCCAGTCTTGGCATCATGTTGCATCCCGTCAACAAAATGAGTGAAGTTAACAGAGGGAATAATTTACATGTTTTCATAACGAATTACCAATACTGGATGTGCTGTATTTTTTATTTCAAAAGAATTTGTTTCTTTCATCTTATGTTCAGAAAAAATCAACCGGAGTTCTAATTCAGAACCTCCGGTTGGGTCCATACTAGTCGATTTTTGATGTTTAGGAATTATTGGCCACTCAACATACAAAGCACCATTTTCATTCAGTTGATCTTTCCAACAATCAATTGTTTTGTGTGGATCAAAAGAGTGATCAAAAGAATTAGAATAGACAATATCAAATTTATTCAACCATTCATCTTTAGGTTCTGCAAAATCCCATTGTGTTGTGTTTGGGTAATTGCTTGCAGTAGGAGAAATTTCCGTTCCAATAACGTAGGCTTGGGGAAATTGTTTCAGAAAAAATTGTTGTTCTTCTCCACTTCTAGTACCATGACAAATTATATTTTTTGCCGGACCATGAATACTTGAAATTTGACGTATAGTATTTTCTTTAACCCAGACAACACCTTTCCCAATTTTTCTTATGTTGTGCGAGGTTTGTTCCTCTACATATTCTTGATATGATCCATAATTATAAACTTTCACTAGTAGTCTCCTTCGTTGACGCCATCAGCATCCATAAGTTCTTTTGTATCATCTTCTAACATCCTAAACACTTTTTCAGTTCCATTATTTATTCGTTTCTCAATCATGCCAGGTTTAGCACGAGCAAGACGAGTCAGGTTATGGTCTTTAAAGACCTTCATATAATTTGATTTCTCTTTTGCCAACTCGTTATTTGCTAAGGTAAGTTTGTTCATTGCCTCACCTTGTTTCTTGGCGTTTTCTTCTGCTGCCTTGAGCGATGCTTCTGCTGTGCTTACGGCAAGTTCTAACTGAACTTGGTTTTCTTTAAGGGTACGGTTATTTGCTTCTAATTGAGCAACAGAGGCCTGAAGACCCGATACAGTCACCTGATGATATGCAAACGCAGCACCGCCTGCCGCAAGTACTGCGAACATCAAATATATTTTAAACATTTTTCATCCTATAATTTTCAATTGCCGCCTTGATCGCATCTTCTGCAAGGACACTACAGTGGATTTTGACGGGTGGGAGGGCAAGTTCGTCTGCAATTTCGGAGTTGGTAATGCTCCCAGCTTCATCAAGACTGCGACCTTTAACCCATTCGGTAAGGAGGGAGGAAGATGCGATAGCACTTCCGCATCCGTAGGTTTTAAACCTAGCATCTTCGATAATTCCATTCTCATTCACCTTAATCTGTAACTGCATAACATCACCACAGGCCGGTGCGCCGACCATACCTGTGCCGACATCATCTGCATCTTTATCTAGTTTACCAACATTACGAGGATTCTCGTAATGATCCATCACTTGTTCAGAATATGCCATTATTTAAATTGTTTTTTTCTTTTTCCGTTCACTTCTATATAGTTCCGAGTTAATACCGCATATTTTTTCTTTTTCTTCGGGCCCATATCTTTGGTGTCTTGCGGAATGCCAGCATCACCAGTAGTCATCATTTCATCGAACATTTGTTTGAACGTTTTCATTTATAAATTTCTCCTAACGTAATATATACCAACTGATTACTGTTCATATGAACTGCTTCGTAAACATCTAAACCGAAAAAAGAGGTTACCGGATATGTTTGATCTAAGACCCGTATTTTATCTTTGGCGTTTATTTCAGTAAAAGATTTTGTAAGTTTTTCTTCACGAACCCTATAAATTCCAGGCGATAACATTTTATCTTGTAATACATACCAACCATTCTGTTCAGCAATAAAATCATCAGAATTTAATTCACAGTCCTTCAATATCTTTTCTATGCCTTTATCGGTTATATTAAATTCTTCTCTTAAAAGAACCAATGCAGCTGCATAACTTGAAATTGTACTTGAACCGCCTGGGAACTTGTTGAGTAACCTTTTTATGTTGAATACCAAACGATGGAATGTTGTGTAAGCATCTTTTTCATCACTCTTTGATATTTTTTTGCCTTTGATCCTTTTACCTTGAGAATCTAGAATACCTAACTTTACAGCATCAGTTTCTTCCCAAGGCGTTGTTAAAAGTTTTACAAACCTAAAGGTGTAGTATAAATCTCCTGCTCTACTAGCTAATGACACTATATGTTCCTCAACGCCTCTATGACATTTTTATCCATCGGTATACCTGTATATTTATCATTTTCTATAACTTTAAGGTGAATTAAAAAAGGTTTGATAAATTTAAATTGTTCAGCCTTGAATTTATATTCGATCATTCGTAGTCCTGCTTCATAACCAAATACATTGAAAATTATAATAAGGTGGTTCAGAATTAAATTAACAGATAAAACGCCAGTTTCAGTATACCTTGTGATTAGTCGTTTTAAATACTTGAATCGTTTGATATCTTCCTCAAACTCTTCAACGTCTATACAATTCG